TCGCCAGACGGTTCGGCCGGCTTGGCCGGCTTGGCCGGCTCAGGCATGGCAGGCAACACGTCAACGCGTTGCAACTCTTCTGGCGACAACCCTCTTAATTCCGGCATCTAAAGGAACTAATGCGTCCCCCTATTCCACCTCATTAAGCGGGAGTTGTCCGGCCCCGTAGAGCTACCCGAACGCGATGTCAAGCGCCCAGTTGTTCAAACGACTCAACTGAGGCCGTGATTGCAGGCTTGCAACGCTCATCAACTTGTTGCTTAGGGCGTCAAACGACACCAGCCTTTGCTTGATCTGCTCCATGACTTCAGGAGGAAAATCAAGAGTCCTGTTGTACGAGGGGAAGGCGTCCAGCTGGCGCATCAGGTATTGGAAGCCGTTGTCGGCCCCACCGTCACGCCATGCCCGCTGGACCTCAGGCGACAGCTGGCCGCCATTTAGCACGTTGTTCAACTCCACGCGAATGTCTTGCAGGTGCATGATCGGGCGCGTGTTCCACTCGACCAGCACCTGCCGGCGGTTGGGGATCGTGTCTAGCTCTCCGATCCTGTAGAGCTGTACCGGGGCGGGAGCAGGGGCAGCGGCGTCAGTGGTGGCTGGCTTGGCCTGCGTGGCGCTTACATCTTGAAAATCTGCCTCTCCGCCTGGCTCTACAGACGGACCTGCCGCCCCAGGGAACAAAAACTTGGCGTCGTCTGTGTCGTTTTTAAGGTCGCGAATTTCTTTGAAGACGTCATTGACAACTCCCCGAACTTGCGGAAACGAGAGCTGCCCGCCTTCTTGCTTAGAAAGCTGAAACAACTGTTTGGTAATTCGCTCGAATGCGTATTCGCGAAGCCTGTTTTCTGATTCTTTTACGTCGACAGGGTAATTGGCACGCAGTTGCCCATAGCGCAAATTAAGAGACCGATCGATGTTTTTGTTTAACGTGTCTTCTACAATGCCTTTGTAAGGGCCAAACGTAGTTGTTTGCTCATCAAGGTTATTGATCTGAGTCATAGCCCTTTCGACAAATTGGTCTTGACGCTCAGGATCAAGCGCAAGCGTGTTTGCGACTTGATTCATCCTGTCTATCCATTCCTTCCTATTAAATGTCAACACATTTGTGGTTGACAGTTGATTCATATAGTTCTGCTCAATCCCTGTTGGAGCCTGGGTAAACACAAGTTCGTCGCTAACTTCAACGGTGTCTTTAATGACTTTTGTCATTGCCGCCTTGTCTGCTGGCGAAACTTGTTTCCCTGATTGTTGCAGCTGCTCTATGTATTCAGCCATGGCCTGCTTGGCCTCTGCCGTGCGAGCTGGCCCAGGCGGAATACCTTCAATTCTGTCAAGAAGAATGCCTTGCAAAGTTCGAGTGTATTGGGCTCCTCGGGCCTTGTTCCTGGCAAAGCCTGCCTGGCCATACTTAATTATGCTGTCAATACGATCTTGCGCATACGTCACGCCCCATTGCGCTTGATTTTCGCCAGGAACGATGCGATCAATAAAGTTCTTAAATGCTGCGTTGTCCCCGTAATCTGCTTCCGCACTAAGTATTTGAAAAGCGTCCTTAAAGCGCTCTTGAGCCTGACCAGGCAATCCAGCACGGGCTGCATACGATTGCGCGATTTGGTTTAACTTCGCCTGCACAGCGTCGTGAAACGCAGGGTTTGGCACTACCTGCCCCTTTACTTGAACCATCATCGGGACAACTACAGCTTCATCTCCGACGCCTGTCGTGACAAAGCCCGCATTTAGCGCGTTCAATGCGGTTGCCCTTATCTCAGCAGCCAGCTGAGACGGAATCTGCTGATCAAAAAATTTGACGCGATCTTCAGCAATTTGGTTGCCAGCTTTTTCGCCAGCTTGGGCCAAGGCAGGTAAATAGAACTTAGTGAAGCCAGGGCTGCCCGGAGAAATGCCGTACTTCTGCGTGACCTCTGCGTTTAGGTCCGCTCTGATCCTTTCGAGCGCAGTGAAGCCTTGGTCCGCTGTTGTGTAGTCAATTTCGCCTGCACGCCCAGCGACATAGCCCGGCATCCGAGCCTGGATCTCCATGCCCGCCAGCTTGGCGTTGCCGCGCTGGTGCCCGATCTGCCGATAGGGATTGAGGAAATCCATCAGGATTCCAGCCGGCCGGTCCTCCCGCGCCAGGTCGCGGTTTGCCCGAGCCCTCTCGATCTCGGCGACCTCAGTGCTTTCGTCGACCTTGGCCATGGCCCGCTGGGCCAGCTCGATCGCCTCTGCCTCGCCTTGGTCAATGGCGTAGTTCGCCAAAGCAGTGACGACCTGTGGCCCGGTTCTGCTTAGCGCCTGGTTGAAGTTGCCAAGAGACCGCGCCAAGTCTTTGAACTTGTTTTCGCCCTGCACAAAGGTGGTGCCACCTGTGCCCTGCGTGGCGATCAGCGACGGTTGCGGAAACGCCTGCGGTTGCCCTGGCCTGGCGATCTGTGGCGCTGCCGTTTGCAGCACGACGTTGACAGGCTTGGCGGCGGGATTGATCGAGCCGGGCTGGAGCTGTTGCGGGCGTGCCATTGCTTACTAACCGATAGATGAACCGATGTTGACGGCGGTGCCAATGCCATTGGTCACAGCAGTGACCGCATCCAGCACGCTGTTGTCTGAACCTTTGCCACCTGTGAACGACGGCGGTGGCGGCATGACCATGGTTGGCAGTGGTGCAAACGGTGCCAATGGCTCTTGGTGCGGAGCCTTTTCGTAGAAGGTTTGGCTGTTGTATTCGCTGAGATAGCGAACAACGTTTGCCATTTGGTCTCGCTTGTACTGACGGTTGCGCAACCCTTCGCTCACGCGCGCGAGGGTGGCGTAGTCACTGGCTTGGCGGTCATAGTCAGCGACATACCTGTCAGACGACTTGCCCTCCTGCATCCGTGCGCGGAACGCAGCTGACTGCTGCAAGGCTCTGTACTTGTACTGCTGAACGGCTACGGCCTCCTGCATCCCGCGTTCTTGCAGCGCGTCCTGCATGGCCGCGGCGTTTGTGATGTAGCCGAGTCCTGCGCTGGTCCTGGTCTCAGCAACACGATCGGCCTGTGCGATCTCTCGCTTGATTTCGTAGTTGCGCAGCTGATGGACGTAACTCCGGTTGGAGTTGTACGCGACCGTCTTTGCCCAGAACGTGTGCTGGTTATTGAGGTTGGTGATCTGCGCGTTGTAACTGGCCTGCCATTTGTTGAACGCGCTGGTGGCGTTTTGGAACGCAATCTGATTGACGTAATCCTGGTCTCTCGCGGCTCTTTGCGCTTGTGCTTGGCCAAAGCCAAGGACGCCCTGAGCGACAGCTAGGCCAATGCCAAGCGGGCCGCCCAAAGCGGTCATAAGGCCGCCACCAGCCCCAGCACCACCGGCCAATGCAGCCGAAGTCCCACTTAGATAGCTCGCAGCACCTGTTAGGCCAGACATTACGCGTACCTCCAGAACGGGCAGAACAGTGCAGCGCTAGGGCCAAACGGTTCAGGTTGTTCGACAGTAAAGCCGAGATGTTTGAGCCAACGAATGGCTCGTTTGTTTTTTGAGTACACCATATTTTCCAAGTATCCGCCGGAGGCGCCAAGGCAATAGTCGACCCATTCTCCGCCGTACTTACACAAGTCGCGTCGATGTTCTTTTGTCGCCGTCAGTCTGCTTGTGCCTAGCAACCAGATCTTGTTGTCGACAACTCCAGTAAGCGCAACTGTGTTGCCGCAATCACCTTCGATTGCTTGGCAAACAGTGCTGGCTTCGTAGCTCAAGACCACTGCTTCGACAGGAGCCAGGCCATGGCTAAGCATGACTTCAGTCTCGTCCTGTTGTCGCAGATTGAGGCCAACTTCAATGGCGTTGTGTTCTGTCGCGCGGATCCATCTCATCGAATCGATTTGGCTTTGCCAGTAAGGAGCGCCACCCATTCGCAAGTCGAGAACTTGCAGGGGTGGGGAGTGTCGTTTTGGATCTCAACCATGCACCGCTCGCCGCGGCTCATGATCGGAATGTTGAACACCCCTTCAAAAAATCGGTTTTCATCGATGTCATACCCATTGGGCTGAGCTGAACCGAGGCCTGACACCCTGCTGCCAAGAACAGTCCCGTCAAATGTGTAGATGCCTGTGTCCCTGCCTTCTGGAATGACGTGTATGTCGAAGTAGGCGGTCTCGTGATACCTGAGCTTTGCGTGCCTTACTTGCGTTCGCTCGACGTTGGCCGCGGCCTTGCCACCGCCAATCTCTTTGTAGAGCTTGAACCGCGTAAACCGATAGCGGAAGGTGTACGGCACGCCGAAATAGATCGGCTGGCTTGACCAGTCGCCATTAGCCGTCAACGACGTGCCTGACGTCGCAGTTCCAACCAGCACCCCGCCATTGCCTGTTGTGCTGTAGCCAGACCAGGCCTGCACTGTTGTTGTCGCTGGGTACGGCAGTGTCCAAGTCGTCTGCTTCGTGACGTTGTTGTATGTACCTGCACTGACGCGCATCGACGCAGGCGTCTCCGTCGTTGTCGACACGCGGCGGTCAAGCAACAGCGGATAAGGCGCATTGGTCGGCGGCTCGGGCGACCTGTCCTGGACCGGGATCTTTTCCAGGTAGATCTGGTTGCCGTACTTCACCAAGCAGAACAGCGTTTCGCGGATGCACAGCGCCTGCAAGATCGCATCAGCGCTTTCAAGCTCCCAGTAGCTCCAGCTGGACTGAACCCGCTGCGCTCCTTCCCCTTCGTTCCTAATGAAATACTTGTAGACGTAGATGCGGTTTTTAAATCCCGCTTCTTCGGTCACGACAAACACCGCATTGCTGGTGTCGTTGACCGTCATCTCGTAGACGTTTTTGGGGACAAACGCCGAGACGTAACCCGTCAAGTCTTGCGCGTCTGCCGTCAGCGCCGTACCAGCCCCCCGGACACTAAATTCTCGGAACTGCGAGAAGTCGCCGTTTGCCTGGCAAAAAATAATGCCACCGCCGGCAAGCTCAGGTCTGACGTTGATGTCGACCTCGAATTGCGTCAGCACCGTAATCTGCGCAGTCGCAGGCGTAAGTACGGTCTCTGCCGCGTTAAACCTGAACTGATACTGCGACGAGAACAGGATTAGTTCGTCCTGGTACGGCACGGCGTAGCGCAGCACCGACACCCGGTTGTTACTAGCGACAACGTCGATTGGATCTGTATCTAAGACAGTCGTGACGGTCTCAGGGAAAAACTCAAAAAACTCGCGGACACGGCTAAGAATGACGTTCTCATCTGCCAAGAAGCCCAGGCGGTTTTTGTAGATAAAGATGTCGTTGATGGGATACCCGATAAAGCTCGGGTCAGGAGCTGTGTCGTAGTCGCCAGCAACCCGCTGGCCCCACTTGGGAATCTCTACCCCGCCCTGAGTGCTGCCATCAGCAGGGCCGAAGTGAAACTGACCGTTAGGCAGGCGCACTAGCAGGTGCGGCATTGTCGTGTTGTTGATCTCGTACTCAACGCCAGGGCTGACGGTTTCAGTCCACACGCCCTCGCCGAAGTTGCCGCTGTTTGGCGCGAACTCGACGTAGTACCCGTCAAAGTTGTTGCCGGGGTCTCCCGTGATGTGAATCTGATAGCCGACAGGGGCGATAGTTGGCAGCTCGGTAAAGACCTGCACTTCGCTGAGGATTGCCGTGATGTCGGCGTTGGCTCGCGCGTCTGTCGCGCTGATTGTGATCGGGCTGTTGGAAGTGACGTGAATGACGGAGCCACTTTGCGTCAGCGACACGCCAGAGATGCTGCCAATGTTGCTGATAATGCTGGCCGCAATCGACTTCGAGCTGATGCGGTTCTCTGTCACCGTGGATCCGCTGGTCACAACCGGCGCAACCGGCGTTGTCACCTGGACGTTGTTGCCGTTGATGTTGACCTCGTAGGTCTGGCCGTAGTTGGCCGCTTTGACCCACAGCAACGCCTCATGAGTTGTCGGCCGCGCCGTCGCAGGCGCTGTGGCCGTGTTCATGGCCGGCGAGGTTTTGGTGTTGCTGATAAAGGTGTAATCAGCAATCGTCACTGCGCGGATGTTCGCGTGCGCGTCAGTGACTGAACTCAGGTAGCCAAATCCGCCAGGAGCGTTGACCGTTTGAGCGGTGCCATCTAAGTCAAAGACTTGAATACCTGTGCTGGTAATAACGGCGAGGTACTCCTCGACGTTGTCTCGCAGGATGCTGTGGATGAAAGCATCGCCGAAGTCTGTACTGGAAACCAGGGCAACGGTTTGGCTGCAATCGCGTTTGCGCAAGCCCTCCAAAATGGATGACATGCCGTTGATCTGTATCTCACCCTGTGATGGATCGCGCTGCGCATCTGGCTGCTGGCTGATGCCTTGCGCCAGGTTTGGAATGGCGTAAGAGGCAAGCATCAGAGACGAATCCCAGCGCTAACGCGACGCGTGGCCAGGCCACTTGCCGGCTCATACGTCGGGAACGGGTTGTAACCGCGGCTGCCGGTCAAGATGTTGGATTGCTCGACCTGCTGCTCCATTCGCTCCAGCGTGGCCTGGGCGTGGCGCTCATCCTCTGCGGTGTACTTGTAGAGAGCCTCAGCGCCCAGCACCCGGTTGGCAAACACGCGAGCTGATTTGATGGTGACCCAGCGGTTGTAGGCCTCGGGCACCTCGTCCCATGGCAGCAAGAAAATGACGTCCGCGTGCAGATGCGGGATGTCATCACCCAGCAAGGTTGTGCGGTTCTCGCGGTCATAAACCAACTGGCCGCGCAGCTGGAAACGCCCTGCCAGCTCGTAAGGGTTGATCGAGAAGCGCACGACAGACGCCGGCACTTTGATCTGCTTAGTTGAGCTGTCTCGGTTGAACTGATATTCAAACTCCGAGTTCCAGCTCCAGCCCTTGACCTGGCCTTCTTTGTGGAACTCAAGCAGCGTCCGCTCAGCAATCCGAGCATCCATGATTTGCTGGTTTTCCAGCGAGTTGACCGGCTGCTCGCCAATGTTTTCGAGCAGAACGTTTACGGCGTCCAGCAGGGTCGTCCTGCCTGGCGTGACCGTTTGATTGGCAAGACCCATGCGACCACTACAGGCTCGTAGTGCTCATTCTGCTACGTCACAAAAAAAGGGGCCAGTCTCGGCCCCTTCTTTCTGCAACGTGTGAGGAAGCGTCCCCAGCTTGCTCAAGGAATGACAATCTTGCAAGCAGACTCCGCACGCAGCACACCCATGCCCAGGGCCTGGCGGGCCACAAGCAAGTTGGATTGGTACTGGACGGCGTACTCGGGGCCGGTCATTTGCAGAGCAGGGCTTAGCAGTGACAGGACGCCAACCGCATCCTTGTTGAAGATGAGGCCCTTGCACTTGCTCAGGTCTTGAGCGTAGTCAGCGTTGTGATCGCCGGCTTGCAGGGTGTAGGCCGATTGCTCAACGTGGTTCGACATGAATACAGGAATACCTGCAACTTGCAGAACAGTGCCGCTTGCAATCGTGCCGTTTGCGCCCCCGCCACCATTGAAGTCAGCATTGATTGCACGACTTGACT